TACCATATACGCTCACAAACCCAAACCAAAATAAAAACCTTATGCTCTGCCTAGCAAAGACCTATATCCCATTTACCAGTGAAAATCAATATTTTATTAAAATACTCAAACCATACGAGACCATAATTTATTTTCCTCACCATATACGCTCACAAACTAATTCCCAAATAAAAACCTTATGCTCTGCCTAGCAAAGACCTATAACCCATTTACCAGTGAAAAGTATTATAAAACGCTTTTTTATAAATATCACTTCCTTCAATACACCTTATTACACTTACTTTATATCCAAGTTCGTGCGCAAATCTCGTTTCATATTCTTTAATATAATATAACTTCTTTTCACCAACTTCAACACAATAAATATACTTAAATTCACTATAATCATATTCTACTTCCATAAATATATTAAATATTAAATAATTTTAAAATATTTTATTTTATTTTTAAAAAAGGATACATTCCATTTTCAACTTGGTTCATTAATTCGTATTCATATATGTCTATACTTAACTCACCAGCGCTTTTTCTTTTCCCATTTTCCTTTAATACACTTATTCCATATTTTTTAGCGTAATATTTAATTCCTTTATATTTATCTGGCATATATAATATATTAATATAATATAATGCCTACACCAACAGATCCAGAATTATATGAAAAAGTTAAAAGAAAAATAATGAAAAGTTATAAAAAGAATTCAGCGTTCGCATCGGGAGCAATAGTAAAAGAATATAAACAAAGAGGTGGTAGATATATTGAAGATGGTAAAGAAAGAAATTTAGAAAGATGGTTTCAAGAAAACTGGATTGATGTTAATCCATTATTAGGAATTACCGATGATGACGCATATCCTTTATTTAGACCAACAGTAAAAGTAAATGAAAATACTCCAAAATTAGTTCAAGATATACCTGTTAAAGTTTTAAAAAAACAATATAAATTAAAACAAAAAATTAAAGGAGAAGAAAATCTACCAGATTTCGATAAAGTTAAAGTTGGAGGTATGATAGTAAGAACAAATCCATTTGGGTTTTTATCCTGAGTTACCAGAGAATATTTATCGAAAGGTTGTTTGCCGAATAAGGATTATCTTTCCAATTACCTCTCATATTTGTCGCACGATTTAGGTATCTTTTTCTTCTCTCTAAATTTTTATGTTTAGTAAAGTCTTGAAAACCGATTTGACCGAAAGAAACCCATTTATTATTATTAGGATCATAAATATCATATTTCTTATCTTTCTTTTCACTTATAAAAAGTTCAACATCTTTTCCTAAATATTTTTCTGCTTGTTTTTGGGCGATTTCAGGATTAGACCATTTTTTTAATTCTTCTATTTTATTCATATATAATTAGATTATATATAAATCTAAACAATTTCAAGATCATAGGTTTCATCATAAATTCTAAATATTTCATCAAACACCCAAGATAAAAATAATGCCATATATATTTATACATTATTTTCTTTTTGTTCTTTTTCCTCAATACCAATTTCTAATTCTTTTTCTTCTAATTCTGTTTCCAACTCTACATTTCTTTTTACTTTTATTAAACCACAACATAACGATAAATCACTACATTTTGATTTTAAACAAAACTTTAATCCTACTCCAAATGCTCCAACTAAAAGAGTTGCTAAACTGATGAAAAATACACTATCATATTCGGTAGTCCAAGACATATATATATATACTTTTAAAAAAGTATGACAAAAAAGAAAGCGTCTCTTAGGGGCGCAACCCTAACCAGTTAAAGCAAATGTTCCTCGTAAATAAAATCTATCACCAACACTATCATAATGGATAGTGATTAGATTTCTACTGCCAGCAGTTATGGTCTGCGTTGTCGCCCAACTTGTTGAAATAGAAGCGCCTAAACCACCTGAACCACCAACAGCAATAGTATAGTCAGTTGTAGCGTGTCCTGTTAAAAATAAATTGAACGATCCATTTTGACCGAGATTGGTAAAGGTCATCGCAGTTATATTTCCTGTCATACTATAAGTAAAACTTTGAAAACTACGAGTTGCTCCAGCGTTTAAAGTTAAAGTTCCTGAGGAGAATGTCGCTGTTGAACTTGCGTATGAAAGGTTTAGACGAGTTGTAATCGTCCCAGTCCCACTGGTTATATTTGTAGAAGAAAGTGTTGAATTACCTACTGTAAGAGTAGCAGTATTAGGATTATAAGTTAATGGTGTTGTTACGCTGTCAATTGTTAGACCAATATTTCCAGTTCCAGATGCTAATACAGGATAATATGTAGAATTTACATCAGCGTTAATAATACTAACAGTTGAAGAGTTAGTAGCGCTCGTAGCGTTTCCAGATACATCACCTATAAATCTTGTTGCTGATAAATTACCTGAATTAGGATTATATGATAAACCACTTGTTTTTTGTAATCTACCAAATGAATTAGAAGCACTATCTACAAAAGTTAAATAATGAACCTGATTAGCGTTATTTGCTTGACTATGTATTGCTCCGTCAAATTGTTGAGCGTTTAACTGACCTAAAGACGGATTATAGGTTATATTAAATGATGCGTCATTAACATAAATAACTCTATTAAGTCCTGCTGTTAAAGACATATTCAAAAAATAATTACTATTGTCATTTAAATTGTTGGATACATCTATTAATGTTGCTGGATTAGATGTTGCTGTTATATCTCTCATAATATTATCACTAGGATCACTAGTTAATCTTAATGTATTTTCAATTTTTAAAATATTAGGATTTTGAGCAGACCTAGTCGCTACTAAATTATCCCATAAATTAAATAAATCATTCCATCTCCAATTTTGGTCTACTGCTGGATTTTCATCTCTAAAATAATTAATTTCTTTTCCATTTATAGTTAATTGATTAAAATTATTTCCTTGATATGTATATATTGAACTTCCACTATCTTCAATTATCGGTGTCGTCATATATTATACTTTTAAAAAAAAAATATATTTTAAAAAGTATAACAAAAATATGCCTAAATACTAATTATAAACAGAATTCCAAAGGGCACAAGGGACTGGAGTTATCACTGGCGTTATCACTGGCGTTGCGTTTTAATAATTATTTGTAGAAACTGGAGCAAAATACGCTGGAACATTTTGAGAAGCAGTTGTATTTGCGTTAGGATATGTAATTACATTCCAAGTATCAAAATTTCCCGCATTTGTAAAAGCATTTAAAGAACAGGATAATATTTCTGCTGATCGTGTCATACCCAATACAGATTGTTGAATTCCTGTTGTCGCACTAAATTGGTTCCAAGTTAATCTTAAAATATTAGTAAGACCATTTGGAAATGATGTTACTGTTATCGGTGTGAAATTTACAGTTGTATTTGTAGCAGTAGCGCTATTATATACTGGAATATTTGTTGAATTTGTAACCATATTTCCTAAACTTGTTGATCCTGCTGAATTGGAAACTGACGATGCTTGAGCAGTAACTCGTGTTGATGCTAAAAATCTTATATTCATTTGTATAATTAATTCACTACTACAACTAAACAGATTACCTATAATAGTTGTGTTATAAACACCGTAAATTGAAGTTTGACATAATACTCTAACATAAATATACCAAGAATTAGTGCCTGTTGTAGTAGCGTTAGATGGAAGAGGTAATATAATATCTAAATCTTGACTTGAATATGTCGCTACTGAAGCAGTTGTTTTATTTAATGAACTCAACCATTTTTGAGGGTATAATGTTGGAGTGGTTGGTATTGAACTAACTAAACTTTGTGTCCAACTCGTAGTTGCTAATCGTTGTGAATTATCATTTGCTAGAGGATTTGTAGTTAAAGTTGCTACCGCATTAAAGGATACATCATTATCAAATCTACTTTTTCCTATATGTTGAGTAATAGCATTAAAGGATACATCATTATCAAATCTACTTTTTCCTACAACTTGAGTAAAACCATTAAAGGACACATCACTATTAAAATCTGCTCGACCAGATACAGTAACTCCTAATAAATTTTCATTTCCTTGCGCTTGCGGAAATTTAAGATAATTTTGATTTAAATAACTAACAGAAACTCCATCTTCACTATCATCATAATAATAACTATTAAATATAGATAAAGGTTGTATATTTGTTGGTTTTGGATATGTTGCCATAATATATATATATAATATTAAGAAAAAAATATAGATATATTATAAATGTCAAAAGCAGAATTAGTAAATTGGTATGATGTAATTCCTAAAAAATATCTATTAAAGCAACACAATCCTAATTACAAAATTCATAAAATTAACACGCCATTCCGTATGCTAATCATAGGCGGTTCTGGGGCGGGAAAAACTCAAACACTTCTAAATATAATACATAATTTTAATTCAACATTCAACAATATCGTAATCGTGACAAAAAATAAAGACGAACCTTTATACAACTATTTAGAAGACAAATTAAAAGATGGTATTGAAATAAAAGAAGGAATAGAAAACGCTCCAAATTTAGACGATTTTGATAAAACAGAACAAACATTAATAGTTATGGACGATTTAGTATTAGAGAAAAACCAAAAAGCACTAGAAGAGTATTTTATAAGAGCAAGAAAATTAAATTGTTCGCTTATCTATATTAGTCAGTCTTATTACGCTGTTCCAAGAATTATTAGACAAAATTTAAATTATTTAGTTGTTAAAAGACTTTCATCTATTAAAGATTTATATAGAATTATGAGTGAATATTCATTAGGAGTTGATAAAAAAGAAATTAAAGCGATGTATGATAACGCAACACAAGAAAAGAAAGACTTTTTATTAATTGATATGGATAGCGATCCAAATGATAGATTTAGGAAGAATTTTAATGATATATATGATTTAAATTAAATAATAAAATAAAATTTTAGAAAAAATTATTCTATTTTATTAATATATAATGTTTGGATACGCAAAATCTAAGGCAGAATTAGAACAGATGAAAAGAGATTATCTTGAAAATCTAAAAGTAGAAATCGAAAATGCGAATATAATTGAAACAAGAAAACAAAAACCTTATGACGCTCCTCCTATCCCCCCTCAATATAAAACTGAAAAAGATATAAAGGACGATATAATGGGTTTAATGAGTGATTTAGCGTCAACAATTATAAATGAATTTGGATTTGGTTATAGTAAAGCAATAGAAGTAGTAAATAATTTTGGAGCAGATGACTTGATTAAATTAATAGCGTTATTTCCTACTTTTAAGAATGAAATAGGTAAAGATATTAATAAGAAAAAATTTAGTCAAATTGACGCTGACTTTCTTATTCTTAAATTGAAAAATTTTTTGAAAAAAACTAAAACCACATTTGGTTTAGAAAAAGCATTTGGTAAAGTAGATAATATTGATGATTTAGCGAAATATTTATTACCAAGTAGAAATGATATGGAAAATCTAAAAAACACTATTAAAAATAGTGATAAAGAAATAAATGGAAAAGAAGAAGCGATTAAATTAATAGATAATTATATTAATAGTTATCCTTCAATTGAAGATTATAAAAAATTAAGTCAATTAAATTTATTTGAAAGAACTGAATTAGCGCTTGAACTTAATAGAATAATGGAAGATTATAATATGCTTACAAAGAAAGATGTTGAAGAAATAATTAATAAATTAAACGATAATACTGATGATGAAATAGGATACGCTTTATTATCAAGATTAGGCGCTGTTAATAATAATGTTTTAAATTCTTTTAAAAAAAAATGGAATGAAAAATTAATACCTATTTCTAAAAAACCTCTTAAATTAGGAGAGGAAATTAAAAATAATATACCGTCTGGAAGTAGACTTGTTGCTGAAAATATAGATAAAAAAGTTGAAGATTTTGGAAATATATTAGTAGATGCTATTGAATTAGAAGATGAAGTAGAAGGTTCAAGACAAAAAAGAAATTTGAAAAATATACAAATAGATATAGAAAAAGTGAAAGAAAAATTTAAAAATAATCCAACAGAAAAAAATAAAAACGATCTTATTTCTACAATGGAAGAAGGTGTTTCTATGGTAGACAATGAAGTTATACAAGAAGAACTAAGTAGTGTAGTAAATGATATTGTATCAAGTGAAACAGTTCGAAAAGTAGAAGAAGAAAAAGATGAAGTTCAAGATGAAGATGATAATGAAAATATTAAAGAATTACAAATAATAAGCGAACCTAATATTGTTGAAGAAGCAACTGGAAGTATTGAAGAATTATTAGATAATCCAACTCCTACAGAAAATATTATTATGGGAATGGAAGAAATACCTACTCAACAACCTGAACAAGAAACAATAGAAAAAGAAGAAGAACAATGGATAACATTCACTCCATTAGGAGAACGAAAAATAGATGGTGTTATTACAACTGGAGAATATAATGATTTTGTAAGAATAAATCAAGATAGTATTAATAAATTAGAAAATAGACTAAGAGAACTCGCTTTTTTTGAAAATTACTCTGCTAGTAAAGGACCTACTAATTTAAAAAAAAAAGAATTATTATATTCCATATATAATGGTGTGTTAGCAGCAATGATTAATAAAGGGTTTAATATTGAGAAATATTTAATTTATTATAATGAAGAGTTAGAAGAATTTGAAAGTGCTAAAAATAAAACAGAAATTTTTGGTGATGCTTGGGTGAAATTAATGTTAAAAATAATAAATATTTATAGAATTAAAAGTGGTATATTGTATAATATGGAAAAACAAGAATTATTTAATCCTGTTATTGATTTAGATAAACAACCTATTAATAAAAATAATATATTAATAGAAGGTTTCGGTTCTAAAGCAACGCTTCTACGACAGGAACCATTGGGACCTTCGGTTAAATCGAAAAAACAACAACACCAGTCCCTAAAAGGTCGTATATCAGTTAAAAAACTTATTGGAAAAGGTATTGAAGTAGAACAAGAACCTTCATATAGAAAATTCGGTAAATATGTTATTCATTATCCTCATCTAGTATCTAGAAATGTATTGAATATTAAATATCCAAGTCTAGGTCAAGTTCCTAATATTAAACAAAAAACAATAAGCGATGATTATAAAAGTCTAATAATGGATATATTTGAAGGTGGCAAACTAAATCACAGACTATTTAATGTATTAGATGATGATGAGAAAGAGCATTTTCATTGTGTATGTAAAGGAGCAGGTTTATTAGAATATTTTAAATTAAAAAGAGGTGATACAGATAAAGAAAAAGACGACATTGATAGATTTAATGTATTAAGAGGTTCTTTTGTAGCAGGTAATAATAGTGAGAGTGTTATAAGAGAATTAAGAGCGTTAATATATAAATTTATTCAGGAGAAAAGAGTTACTAAAAATGAAGGTTTAGGAATGTTAATGGAACTCAATTAGGGTTGCGCCCCTAAGAGACGCTTTTCTTAAAAGTTATAAGCAACGCTACCTTCGGTTATAAAAAATAGTTTATAGTCGATTTAGAAATATTTTTAAATATTTTCATTATATTTTTTTAAAAGTATATTGTATAATGAAAACTTTAATTTTAAATAGTTCAAATGTAGTTGAAGGTTCTAATAATTCTAAATTTAGATATCTATTCCCAAATGGAGGTTATAACTTTAAAGATGACTTTATAGCAGTTCAAGAATTAGCGATGTATTTTAGCACTTTTAATATTACTGCCGAATATGGGAATAATACTTTTAGTTATATATGGGTTGATGGAACAACAAATACAGTTACTATTCCTGATGGTTATTACTCTATCAAATCCCTTAATGAATTTTTTCAAAGTGTAATGGTTACTAATACTCATTATTTAGTAAGTAATACTGGTTTCGTATATTTATTAGAAATAGTAATTAATCAAAGTAGATACGCTATTCAATTAAACTCATACAGAATATCGACAAGTATAGCAACAACTAACTCTTGGACTTTACCTTCTGGAGCAACTTGGGTTCTACCTACTAACGCTATTGTTCCTTATTTCGTTATTCCTTCTACTAACTTTAGAAGTTTAATAGGTTTTTCAGCAGGTCAATATCCATCTGGTTCGATATCAGGAACTCCTCCAAATCAAACTCAATCTCCTTCTTACGCAACAGCGCAAAGTTTTCTTTCTTCTTCTGCTCCTCAAGTTACTCCTTATAGTTCATTTTTAGTTTATTGTAGTTTAGTAAATAATAGAGCAGTTATTCCTAATCAATTAATATTTTCATTTACTCCTTCAAATGTAACCTTCGGTGCTTTAGGAACATATCAAGTTAGTGAATTAGCGTGGAATAAAGTTGAAGACGGACAATATAATGAATTTGTAATTGAATTTAGAGATCAATTAGGAAGACAAGTTAAATTTCAAGACCCAAATACTTTAATAACATTAGTTACTAAGAATAAATATGAGACATACTAATCCACTTTTAAAAAAATTGGAGGAAAAATATATATTTTCTAAAGGTATAGTATAATGAAGATATTTCTAAGAAATAGTAGCAAGAATTTAGTAAGAAACGGAGGTAATGTTTATAATATGAAAGATAAATTTACTACAACTGGAAAAGGTTTGACAAAAGAATTTTATGAAAATACAGATGTTAAAAAACCTAGTGAAGCGTTATCCAGTAATCACAATAACAAAAATATGTTGTCATCTGTTAAAATTAAGTCATCTAATCCCAAGAAATATATTTCTTTTAATATTTAGGTAATTTATGAAATTTTTTATCTTTTCATAATTTATAATGGCAGATAATTTAGTCTATGAGGAAAGCGTTCAATCTGTAGTTGATACGCAAGATTTCATTTCTAAAAAATGGGTTTATGTTAATGATAACAATAACGGTAATTATTCTTCGCAAATTGTAATTGATACTACACCTCTAGCAAACAGCGGAGGGTGGGTAAATTGGCAGGAGGGTTATATTTTAATGCCTTTGCTAGCGCAATTGACTGCTGAAACCGCAGGTAATATTCCTGCTAATAGTCCTACTGTTTTGAATTCTTGGGCGATGAAATCAGGTTATTGGCATATGATAAATTCTATGACTGTTGAATTTAATAATCAAAATGTAGTTCAACAAACTCCTTTCTTGAATATATTTAGAAGTTTTAAAGCACTTACTTCATTTAGTCAAGATGATCTTAAAAATCACGGTTCTGGAATTGGTTTTTATCCTGATAACGCTGGTTCTTGGGAATGGACAGATGCTTCAGGAACAACAATAAATACTTACGCTAATGGTAGAGGTTTAAGTAATAATAGAAATTCTCCTAATTTAAGAGCGTCGTGTCCTATTACTATTGCGGCAAATCAAACAAGATTAACTAGTTTTGTAGGTTCTCCCGCTGCTGGTTTAGTAAACACTCAAACTACTGCTGCTGGAGGCGCTGGTAATCCTAGTGACGCTATATTAAGCGAATATTCTTATAATGACGGTATGCTTCGTAGAGGTGTTTGGAATTCATATCTTATTCCCGCTACACCAACAAATCAAACTTTAATTAATAATAAAGCGACTTGTGACGCTACTTATAGAAATCATTGTGTAGTTGATGGTGGTTGCGCTTCTTGGTTTATATACGCTAAGTTGAGATTGAAAGATTTACACGATTATTTTGAGAAAATGCCTTTACTTAAAGGTTCTACTATTAGATTTTTAATTAATACTAACCAAACTTCTGTTAAATTTAGTGTCGCTGCTCCTGCTGCTGTCGCTGATGCTTCTGGTAATATGGTTGGTGGTAATCTTGTTATTACTTCAGCACCTAATATCAACGGAGGTTTGTCTTGTCCTTTTACAATTGCTTCTAATGATATTAGTCAAGGTTGTTCTTCTCTCACTGCTGGTGAATATCAATTATCTCTGTCTATTGTTTCTAATCAATTTACTCAAAATAATGTTGTTACTAAATCAACTAGTTTAAGGTCTTGTCGTCTATATGCGCCTGTATATAAATTTACTCCATTGAAAGAACAACAATATCTAACACTTGCTCCTACTAAGAGAGTTAAGTATAATGATATATTCCAATATCAATTTAGTGATGTTGGAGCAAATCAACCATTTAACTTTTTAGTTACTAATGGAATTTCTAATATTAAGAGTGTTCTTGTTATTCCTTTTGTTGCTCGTAAAGCAAATTCTTGTTTATCAACAGCAGGAGGAGAGGCAAATGGTTTATCTACTTTTGTATCTCCTTTGTGTTCTTCTGGCGCTACTCCTGATCCAATTACTCTAACTAACTTCAACATTATGGTTTCTGGTGTCAATTTATTTCTCAATAATGAACAATATGATTTTGAAGCGTTTACACACGAACTTGCTATGTCTAACCAATTGAATGGTGGTCTAACTACTACTTTAACTTCAGGTCTAATTTCTCAAGAAGATTTCACTAGAGGTATGAGATACTATTATGGTAACTGTTCTCGTATTCTTCCTGCTGAGGCAGGTGTTAGTAGAAGTATCCAAATTGTCGGTCAAAATGCTTCTAATATTGCTTGTGATCTAATGGTCTTCGTAGAATTCGAGAGGGAACTTGTTTTGGATATGACTACTGGTGCTAAGATTGCTTAAATCCACTTTTCCTAAAAGTGGAGCAAAATTTAGTATTATTTTAGGAACTAATTATTTTTTTATACTTCTTTTTTAAGCGTTGCTTTAAGTATAGTAATCAAGTAAATTAGAATAATACGCAAAATATTTAGAATAATATGTAGAAAAATATTTACATATTATATAATGTCGTATATACCGCATCAAATTCATTTGACGCCAGCGCAAGCAAAAAAGTTAGTTCAAGGTGGAGCAATTAATCTACCTTTAAGACAAATGGGAAGCGATAAAGGAAGTGAAGTTATTTTACTAAAACCTTCTAACGCATCTAAACTATTAAGTAGTTTTAAAAAATCAAAAGGATTAAGACTTATTTTAGAACCAGATGAAATTAACGAAACTATGATGAATGGTTCAGGTATTAATATTGGGAAAGCATTTAGAAGTTTAGGAAGACAGATTAAAAGAGGAACTAAAAAAGCATTTAGAGAAGTAGATAGAGCAGTACTTAAACCAGTTGCTAAAGGATTTAAGAAAGAAATTGTTGATAGTGGAATAGGTAAAGAAATCGCTAAAGGTCTTATTGACGCTGGAACTCAAGTTCTTCTACCCGCTGCTTCAGGTGCTTTATCTGTTATGATGGGTGATCCTACAGGTAAAAGTGGCGAAATTTTAGGTTCTATAGCAGGACAACAACTAGATAAATTAGCAGGTAAATATGGATACGGAATTATGAGCGAACAAGACGCAAGAAAAAAGTATATGTCTGTTATTAGATCTATGAGAGGTAAAACTGAAAAAGAAAAAGATATTATAAGAGGTTCAGGATTTTTTAGAACTTTGAAAAAGGTAACAGGTATAGGTAAAAAACAATTTTTAGGTAGCGCTCGTAAAATGGGTAGAGCACTTGTTAAAAATGGAGCAGAAGCAGTAGGACAAGCAGTTGCTCAATATTCTAATGATCCTGCTCTAGGTATGGCACTTCAATCATCTTTAGAAAAAGCAGGTAATATGTCTGTTAATTCATTACAACCAACTAAAGGAAAACTTGGTATTAAATTTAACGCTAAGAAAGGTTTGAAATCATTAAAAGGTGATATTGAAGATTACGCTGCTGAAGCAATTGATAAACAACTTGATAAACTTCCTCCTGAAATGAGAAATGTTGCTGAAAATGCTCTAGCAGGTGAAATTCCTAGCGCTGCTGATGTTATCCAAGAAGTAGTTATGCCTTCATATGGTTTTGGAATGAAACGAATGAAAAAAGGAAGAGGCGCTACTCAATCTAAAGCATTTAAAACTGCTCTTAAGAATAGATTTGGTGGTCTTAAACTTACTAATGATGTTCTACCTAATCAAAGTATAAGTAGTGTTAAAGGAGCGCAACTTGATCCAAGAGTTAAATCAAATCCTATTGAAACTCCTAGTGATTATGGTTTTATGTCTCCATATTTGAGACAAGATAGTCCAGCGATGAACCCTTTTATTCCTGTAAGTTATGTTCAAGAAGGAGGAGTAAGTGGAAAAGGACTATATTATGGTAAGGGACTTTTTTAAGCAACCGATTTTTTAAAGAGACACTTTTTTAGGAAATATTAAGGAATTTTTTTCTATATTTAGTATATAAATGGAAAATAAACCAAAAGTCGTCATACCTATATGTAAAAAATGTTTAAATAAATTTTCAATAAGAGAAAAAAGTGAATGTAAGACTTGTTTAAATAAATTTCATTATAATTGTTTATTGAAAGACGGTAATTGTGTTGATTGTAATTTTGCTATGAGAAATAATATTCGCAATAGACAAGACATTGTAATTTTGAAAAGTGTAATAAACCAAAGGTAGCGTTGCTTAAAATAAATTTATTTTCTATTTCTATATTAAAATGCTAACTAATTTTGATATAGAAGAATTGTGTGATAGACTTGATTTAAATTTGGTTGGGATAGTTAATAAAGATAGACTTGATACACTTGATAAAACAATTGGTTCTTATTACATTAATCTTCAAGATTTTGACGCTGGTGATGGAACTCATTGGGTTTACGCTAGATTATATACTGATGACGATAGTGATGATGAAAATGAATATTCAGTAGTTAAATGTTTGTATTTCGATCCATTTGGATTAGATATGCCTACAGATGTAAGCGAATACTTTAAAGAATTTAAACCTATACCATTTAATAATAGACAAATACAAAATATTAGGAGTTCTCAATGTGGTTGGTATTGTGTATGTTGTGACTATGACCTTACTCATAAAAGAGTAAATGATAATTTACTAGATGATTATCAAGATTTTATAAACTTATGGTCTTCAAATCCAGAAGATAATTTAGAACTATTAAAAAAGTATTTTAAACCACTCTAATATTGAAACCACTCTAACCGAAGGTAGCATTGCTTATAACCAATCTTTAGCGTCATTTATAACCGAAGGTAGCGTTGCTTATAGTGAATTCATTTTATAACCGAAGGTAGCGTTGCTTTTAGGAAATAATACTGATTGAATAATTTTCATATATACTATATTTAGAAATTTTTTTTCTTAATATACTATATAAAAATGGAGAATATTGTTTTATCTAATGATGATATCAAAAAGTTAATTCAAAATAAAATTATTAATCCTTTTGTTCCTAATAATCCTAATGGGATAACCCCTA